GGCGCACGGGGGAGTTTTCATTTTTTATACGCAAAATTAAAACTAAATCGTGTGGATATAGATATACCAAACTAAAACCAGTTTAAGTTCATTTAATGAGAGGGAGAAAAAAAATACCAACAAAAGTAAAGGAGCTTAAAGGCACACTAGAGAAATCCAGGTTAGTGGGAAATGAAATGGAAACTTCTCAAGTTGTTAGTATGCCTCAAGCTCCCTCCTTTCTCAATAAACAAGGCGCAGATGAATGGGACTTAGTCACTAACGAACTAGCTAATATAAAGATGTTGCACTTAACTGACCTATCAATCCTAGCAGCCTATTGCAACGAGATAGGAATCTACCGAGAGATAGCTCAAGAGTTACAAGGCAACTTTACAGAACAGACCGTTGACAAAGATGGTAGGTTGAGGTCTAGTAAGATTGCACCTAAGTACAAGGTAATGCAAAACGCTTTGCAGAACGCAATGAAAATTGCTACGCAATTTGGTTTCACTCCAAGCAGCAGAGCATCCCTTAGTATGCCAGAACAAGATGAGGAAAGGACTGACGATTTTAACTTCTTTGATTGATGAAACTTAAAGAGGACAAGACTTTTAACTTTGATGACAAGGCAGCAGATAGAGTAGTATACTTTATAGAGAATCACATCAAGCATATCAAAGGTGAGTTAGGAGGTCAGCCATTTAAGTTAGAGCCATTTCAGAAAACAATAGTAAGAGATTTGTTCGGTTGGAAGTATAGAGATAGTGGTCTAAGAAGATTTAGAACTGCTTATATATGTCTGCCTAGAAAGAACGGAAAGTCAACTCTAATAAGTGCAATAGCTTTGTATATGTTACTAGCCGACAACGAGCCTTCGGCTGAGTGTTATATCGCTGCTGGAGATAGACAACAAGCTGGAATTATATTTGATGTTGCTAGTGGAATGGTAAGAGCTGACAATCAACTAAACAAGAATCTGAAAGTATTTAAGAACTCTATAATCCACGAGAAAAGTAACTCAGCTTTCAAGGCTATTAGTTCTGAGGCAAGTTCTAAGTTTGGATACAATGCTAGTTTTATTTGTATGGATGAGTTCTTCGTTCAGAAAGATTCTAGTCTGTGGGATGCCTTGACTACTTCGGTTGGTAGTAGGAGACAACCATTGACAATAGCAATTACAACTGCTGGTTATAATCGTGAGTCGATATGTTACAAGACTGAGGAGTATGGTCGTAAAGTATCTGAGGGAATTATTAAAGACTCTAGTTTTTACTACGTCAAGTATGCTTGTGATTTAGAAACAGATTGGACAAGTGAAGAAGCATTGAGAATAGCCAATCCAGGAATAGAATCTAAAGTAGTAAAATTAGACTATCTCAAAAGAGAACAAGAGAAAGCTATCAAGCTACCCAGCTATGAAAACACTTTTAGAATGTTACATCTTAATCAATGGATGTCATCAGCTAGTAAGTGGCTATCAGACCAGCAATGGATGGAGTGCAACAAAGCTCCAATACAGTTAGAAGATTACAAAGGGATGACTGCTTACGCTGGACTTGACTTAGCTAGTGTGCGAGATGTTTCTGCTTTTGTTTTAATCATTCCAGAGGATGATAGGTTTACTATAATACCCTACTTCTTTGCTCCAAAAGATAACGCTTTTATAAGAAGTAGAAGAGACCAAGTAGACTATATAGGCTGGGAGAAAGAGGGATTAATGGAACTGACAGAGGGAGATGTAACAGACTACAACTACATAAAACGTAGAATAAAAGAAGTTGCTGAGGTTGTAAACATCAAGTCTATTGCATACGATAGATGGAACTCTAGCCAATTAGTGATTGATTTATCAGAAGATGGATTGCCGATGGAAAGCTATGGTCAAGGCTTTGCTAGTATGTCAGCACCAACTAAAGAACTTGAAAAGCTAGTACTAGGCAAACAAATTAACCACGCTGGTAACAAAGTGTTGAGGTGGATGTGTTCTAACTTAGCTATGAAAACAGACCCAGCTGGTAATATCAAAATGGATAAGAGTAAGTCAAGCGAAAAGATTGATGGAATGGTAGCTCTTGTTATGGCTCTGGGATGTTATATGAATGACGATTCTAGTGACAATTCTACTTATGATGATAGAGGAATAGTCTGGATATGACTTTTGCGATTTCTCTTATCTTTGTAATGTAATTACAATTTTATGGGACTATTTGACTTCCTACGTTCAGAAAAGCGTGGAGATAATTTTTTAAGAGCCGTGTTTGGTGGTTATGGTGCAGCTAACAAAACGGCAGTAAATAGAGATACATCTTTAACATTCAGCGCAGTTTTTGCTTGTGTTAGAGTTATCAGCGAATCAATAGCAAGTCTACCTATAAAAGTTTACAGAGTCGAGGAGGATGACGACAAGATAACTGACGTTAGCCATCCAATCTACCGACTACTAGCTCGTAATCCTAACGAGTATATGACACCATACACATTCCTAGATACTCTAATGACCAACTTATTGCTAGAGGGGAATGCGTATTTTTATATTGAGAGAGATGGTAGTGCCAGACCAATCTCACTTATTCCTATTAATCCAAAAGATGTCAAAGTAATTAAGCACGATGGTCAAATATTTTATGACATCAAAGACTATGAGATAGGAGTAATGAAAGAGGATATGTTACACTTTTTCAACTTATCATTTAATGGTTATGAGGGTGTAAGCGTATTGAAAGCACAGAATACAACAATAGCAACTTCTATTGCTGCTAATGATACTGCCAATAGTTATCTAGGAAACTCTGCTCAAGTTGGTGGAGTAATCAAGCATCCAGGCAAACTAAGTAAAGAAGCAGTTGCAAGATTAAAGAACTCTTGGAATCAGAACTACTCTGGCTCATTTGTATCTGGTAAGACTGCTATCCTTGAGGAGGGTATGACGTTTGAGCAAACTAATATAGATGCTAATAAGTATCAACTTTTAGAGACTCGTAGATTTCAGATTGAAGAAATTTCTAGAATTTTCAAAGTACCCCTAAGTTTGATTTCACATCTCGAAAAGGCAGCTAACTATTCTAGTATAGAGGCTTTATCAATAGACTTTGTAAGATTTACCTTGACTCCTTATATGGTGATGGTAGAGCAAGAGCTTAACAGAAAGTTATTTAGAGATAGAGAGTTTGGCTTGTTTAGTATTAAGCTAGATGCAAAGGCTTTGCTTAGAGGAGATAGTTCATCTCGTGCAAGTTATTACAGAGAGATGGCTTCTATCGGTGCTTTGTCTATTAATGAGATAAGACGAATGGAGGACTTGAATAGAGTTGGACCAGAGGGTGACCAGTTGTTTATGCCGTTGAATTTTGCTCCTATTGGAGACGTAGAAGAGGAGGACAATGCCGATACCGACTAAAGAACAAAACGAAACTAATGAGGAGTTCATCGAAAGATGTATGTCCGATGAGTTTATGAAAGAGTATGATGATAACAAACAAAGACTTGCAGTATGTTATGCTCAACTAGAAGATGATGAGGAAAGACAAACAAACTTTCCTAATAAGGGAGATGATAAAAAGATAAGTCTCAGAAATAGCGAAGAGCCACAATTTGACTATGACTTTGCTAAAACTATAAAAGAACAAACTCCAGAGATTTGGAAAGCTGGAGGTAACATAAGAGGGAATGAGGCTTTTATGTTATGGAGTAGAGCTAGAGATGGTCAAGATACAGAGGCTATTAGAGAATGGATAAAAGAGAGAGAGTCTTGGATTAAAAGACACTTTGAAGATGGTAAACAATTCAAAGGAGATACAGAGCCTAACCTTTCTAATGTAGGTGGTGTGGTTGCTCAAATTAAATGGGGAACGATTGGAACTCTAGGAGAGCAAGGAATGAAAGATGTAATTTTAGAACTAACAAAAAAGCTAGAGGGCAAGAAAGAAGAAAATCAAGTTAGTGCTAAAGTAAAAAAAGGATTAGAGAACAAAGTTGAAAAACATAATGAAGAAATAAAAGAGCTGGATTTAGCTTGGAATGGTCGTACTACTTACGCTGAACTTGTAAAAGTATTCGAGAGAGGTGTTGGAGCTTACAATACCAATCCTGGCTCGGTAAGACCTAATGTTACAAGTGCAGAGCAATGGGCAATGGCTAGAGTCAATTCGTTTTTATTTGCTCTTAAAAAAGGTAGATTTCAAGGTGGTAAGCACGATACAGACTTACTGCCAGACAATCATCCAGTAAAAAAAGAAATGGAAGAAAATAATAGATTTATGAAAAAGCACGATTTAAGACACATCCAAAAGATTGAGGAAACAGATGACTCAATCATTATCACTTATGATAAGCTAACGGATGAAATGGAGGATAGCTATCACCACGATAAAGACGAGAAGCGTGAAAAGGTCGGCTCAATGATTGTTGATGGTATAGAGTTACCATTATACGACACTAAAGAAGAGGCTGAGGCTGAGGCTGAAAAACTTGGAGGAAGTG